TCAGATGTTACAACGAGAAACGCCAATGGGCAGACTAGTTCAGGACTCTATTCTCTGTTCATTCCTATGGAGTGGAACTACGAAGGATACATTGATTCTTATGGGTTTCCTGTATTCGATACACCCAAAAAAGAGGTTGTAGATGTATATGGAGATCCTATAAAAATAGGTGTATTAGAGTTTTGGCAAAATGAAGTTGAAGGATTAAAAGATGATCAAGACGGTTTAAATGAATTTTATAGACAATTCCCTAGAACAGAAGAGCACGCTTTCAGAGATGAAGCTAAAGAGTCTTTATTTAATTTAACAAAAATATACGAACAAATAGATTATAACGTAGATCTTAGGAATACATCGATAATCACTACTGGTAGTTTTCAGTGGCACGATGGTAAAATAGATTCAAGCGTTATATTTGTACCAAATAAAGACGGTAGGTTTAAAGTATCTTGGGTTCCACCTGTTAATCTACAAAATCGTGTGATAGTAAAGAATGGGAGTAAATACCCAGCAAATGAACACACTGGTGCTTTTGGATGTGATAGCTATGATATATCAGGCACGGTTGACGGAAGAGGATCTAATGGATCTTTACATGGCTTAACTAAGTTTAGTATGGAGGATGTACCTCCTAATCATTTCTTCTTAGAGTATATAGCTAGACCTCAAACTGCAGAGATATTTTTTGAAGACGTTTTAATGGCTTGTGTATTCTATAGCATGCCAATATTATGTGAAAACAACAAACCTAGATTATTATATCATTTTAAGAGAAGAGGTTATAGAGGCTATTCAATGAATAGACCAGATAAGGCTTGGAATAAATTATCAGTAACAGAAAGAGAAATAGGTGGTATACCTAACTCAAGTGAAGATATAAAGCAGGCTCATGCTGCTGCAATAGAAACATATATAAATACAAGCATTGGTAAAACAAATGTAGGTTATGGTGATATGTATTTTCAAAGAACACTAGAAGACTGGGCAAGATTTAATATAAATAATAGAACAAAGCATGATGCATCTATAAGTTCTGGATTAGCTTTAATGGCTTGTAACAAAAACAGATACATACCTTCAGCTGTAAAAGAATATAAAAGTATAAACTTAGGTATAAAAAAATACGACAACAAAGGAGCATCATCAAAAATTATACAATAAATGAGAATACAGACTAACACTAATAGTTCATTTCCTAGCCAAGTGGTTAGCGACGAAGAAAAATCAAGTATTGATTATGGAATTCAGGTCGGTAGAGCTATTGAACAAGAATGGTTTCAAGGAGGTAGAAGCGGTAATAGATACGCTAGATCTTATAACACTTTTCACGAATTAAGACAATACGCTAGAGGAGAGCAAAGTATTCAAAAATATAAAGACGAGTTATCTATAAATGGTGACTTGTCTTATCTTAATTTAGACTGGAAACCAGTTGCAGTTATATCTAAATTTGTAGACATAGTTGCTAATGGTATGTCTAACAAATCGTATGATATAAAAGCCGTAGCAGAAGATCCATATTCTAAACAAGAAAAAACTGAATATGCTAAAGCTGTACTTAGAGATATAAATCAAAAAGACGTTTTAGATTCATTTCAAAAAGAATTAGGTTTAAACTTATTTAATTCAAGCAACCCAGCAACACTTCCAGCTAGTAAAGAGGAATTAGATTTGTACATGCAGATGAATTACAAGCAAGCTGTTGAAATAGCTGAAGAAGAAGTAATTAATAATGTACTTAGTAATAATAAATTTGAACAAATAAAGAAAAGATTAGCTTACGATTTAACAGTCTTAGGTATAGCCGCTTCTAAGACAAGGTACGATAGAACTGAAGGAATAAAGATTGACTACGTAGATCCAGCACATATGGTTTACTCTTATACAGAGGATCCAAATTTTGAAGATATATATTATGTAGGTGAATTAAAATCAGTAACTATACCAGAACTTAAAAAACAATTTCCTGACCTACCTGAAGAAGAATTATTAAGAATACAGCAAATGCCTGGTAATTCCCAATACATTCAAGGTTGGGGTAATTATGATGAAAACACTGTTCAAGTAATGTACTTTGAATATAAGACCTACATGAATCAAGTTTTTAAAATAAAAAGAACAGATCAGGGTTTAGAAAAAGCATTAGAAAAAACTGACGAATTTAATCCGCCGCCTAATGATAATTTTGAAAGAGTTTACAGAACTATAGAGGTTTTATATACAGGTGCTAAAGTTATTGGTAATAACACAATGCTAGAATGGAAGCTTGCAGAAAACATGACGCGTCCTTTAGCTGACACTACCAAAGTGGAAATGAATTACTGTATATCAGCTCCTAGAATGTACAGAGGAAGAATAGAATCTCTTGTAAGTAGAATAACTGGGTTTGCTGATATGATTCAACTAACACATCTTAAATTGCAACAGGTGATGTCTAGAATAGTACCTGACGGTGTATTCTTAGATATGGATGGCTTAGCTGAAGTAGATCTTGGTAATGGAACAAACTATAATCCAGCCGAGGCTTTAAATATGTATTTTCAAACAGGTTCTATAGTAGGTAGATCACTTACTCAAGAAGGTGGTATGAATGCCGGTAAAGTACCTATTCAAGAATTAAATTCATCATCTGGTCAAGCAAAGATACAAAGTCTTATTGGTACTTATCAATATTACTTACAAATGATCAGAGATGTAACTGGGCTTAACGAAGCTAGAGACGGTAGTGCACAGAATAAAGACGCTTTAGTAGGTTTACAAAAAATGGCTGCAAACGCATCAAACATAGCTACCAATCATTTACTAGAATCTTTGCTGTATATAAGCTTAAGAATGTGTGAAAACATTGCTTTAAAAGCGGCTGATTTAATACAAAATCCTTTAACTAAACAATCGTTAGGTAATTCTCTAGGAACATTCAATGTGGGTACATTAGAAGAGTTAGTTACTTTGCAATTACATGATTTTGGTATACATTTAGAATTAGAGCCAGAAGAAGAAGATAAGGCTTCTTTAGAGCAAAATGTTCAAATAGCATTACAATCAGGAGCTATAGCTTTATCTGATGCTATAGATGTTAGAAACATTAAAAACATTAAACTAGCTAATCAATATATAAAGCTTAGACAAACACAAAAAATTCAAAGAGAGCAACAAGCTCAACAAGCTAACATACAAGCTCAAGCGCAAGCAAACGCTCAACAAGCAGAGCAAGCCGCTATGAATGAGGTTCAAAAGCAACAAGCTATAACTGCTGAAAAAGTTAGCATTGAACAAGCTAAGTCTCAGTTTGAAATACAAAGAATGCAAGCTGAAGCTCAGATAAAAAGAGAATTGATGGCTGAAGAATTTAATTATCAAATGCAATTAGCTAAAGCTAAAATTGGCTCTGAACAACAGAGAGAACAAGAGATAGAAGACCGTAAAGATAAAAGAGTAAAAATACAAGGAACACAGCAATCAGAATTAATAGATCAAAGACAAAACGATTTACTACCAAAAGACTTTGAGTCTTCAGGTAACGACAATCTTGATGGATTTGGTTTAGAAGATTTTGGTCCAAGTTAGAATTTTAATTATTTAATTATATTATATTATGTCAGAAGTAAAAACAAATGAACCTGTTAAACAGGAAGGTGATTTTAGCTTAAAAGGTAAATCAAAAACACCAAAGCAATTATCAAGCGATTCTCCAGCTATAACAAAGGTAAGTATTAAAGAGCCTATGTTAGAAAGAAAAGAAGATGTTACTAAAGTAGTAATAAAAAATGAAGAACTAAAACCGCAAGAAGATGCCGTTCAAGAGCAAGAAGCAGAGAGCCCTGTGCTACTCAATGAGCAACCCAAAGTGGGATTGCAAGAAGTGGGACAAGGAGACGAAGACACCGCTACAAATGTTGCTACCGAGTTTACGCCGCTACAAGAAGTAACTGAAGAAGAAATAAAACAAGTAACTAAAGAGGCTCAAGAAGCGGTAAGAGACGAAAAAGTTTTAGGTAGAAAACTACCTGAAAATGTTGAAAAACTAGTTTCTTTCATGGAAGATACAGGTGGAACTGTTGAAGATTATGTTAGATTAAATGCTGACTATTCAACTGTTGACGAGCGTACTTTAATAAAAGAATATTATAAAAAAACAAAACCTTATTTAGAGTCTGAAGACTTAGATTTGATCTTAGAAGATTACGACTACGATGAAGACATAGATGAGGATAGAGATATACGCAAAAAGAAGATTGCGTTTAAAGAAGAAGTTGCAAAAGCTAAAGGTTTTTTAGAAAGCACTAAGAGTAAATATTACGACGAGATCAAGTTGAGACCGGGCGTTACTCAAGAGCAGAAAAAAGCTACAGAATTTTTCAACAGATTCAACAAGGACCAAGAGAACGCTGAAAGGCAACACTCAGAGTTTAAGACTAATACTAATAAATACTTTTCTGATGAATTCAAAGGTTTTGATTTCGATGTCAGTGGTAAGAAATTTAGGTATGGAGTTCAAGATTCTAGTAAAGTTGCAAGTGAGCAATCTGATATGAAAAACTTTGTAGGTAAGTTCCTAGATAAACAAGGTAATGTATCAGACACTAAAGGCTATCACAAGGCTTTGTATATGGCTTCTAATGCAGATGCAATTGTAAATCATTTCTACGAACAAGGTAAAGCTGACGCCGTCCGTGACGTTGTTAGTAAATCAAAAAACTTAAAAGATAGTCCTAGGACTACTCAAAATAGTAATGGCTTTGTAGGCGGATTTAAAGTTAAATCGATTAGCGGCTTTGATTCTTCAAAATTAAGTATTAAAACAAAAAAATTTAACTAAAAACAAAAATTATGAGTTTAACTCCACAATTTGGCTCAATTCAGCCATCTCAACAACAACAATTACTACAGTCAAACTACCTACAATTTAATGGTGGTGGAGCTGGTGCAAATAACTTTGCGCAACAATATTTACCTGAAATCTACGAACAAGAAGTAGAGCGTTATGGAAACAGAACATTATCTGGATTCTTACGTATGGTTGGGGCTGAAATGCCAATGACATCTGATCAAGTAATTTGGTCTGAACAAAACAGATTACACATTTCGTATAATGGATTTTCAATTGCTGCTGACGCTGCTGGTACTGGACCAAACGTTATAACGCTTGCCGCTGCAGATACAAATGTTGTTTCTTTAAATGATACAATAGTTCTTTTAAATCCTGCAAATGGTGCAGAGGCTAAGGGTTTTGTAACAGCTTCTAACACAGCTGCAGGAACAATAAGTGTACAATGTTATAATAACTTAGGACTTGTTGCTCAAGGATTTATGGCTGGCGCTATTGCACTTGGAACAGGTGTAAAGTTATTTGTTTACGGTTCTGATTATGCTAAAGGTTCTAACATAGCTACAAATGCTGCTGCTGCTGGAGCGCAAGCTGCTAACACAAGAGTATCTGTTCAACCTTCTTTCACTCAATATTCTAACTCTCCTATTATCTTAAGATCTCAGTATACTATCTCTGGTTCTGATATGTCACAAATTGGATGGGTAGAAGTTGCTACTGAAGACGGAACGTCTGGATTCTTATGGTATTTAAAAGCTGAATCTGAAACAAGATTACGTTTTGAAGATTACTTAGAAATGAGTATGGTAGAAAGTGAGTACAATCAAACTCAAGCTGCTGGTGTAAACTTAAACCCTGGAACACAAGGTATGTTTGCTGCTATTCAAACTCGTGGTAATGTAGAAGTAGGATTTACTGCTGCTGCTGGATTAGATGAATTTGATGCTATCTTAAAGAATTTAGATACTCAAGGAGCAATTGAAGAAAACATGTTATTCTTACAAAGACAAACGTCTTTAGATTTTGATGATATGCTAGCTTCTATTTCTGGTGGATTCGCTGGAGGTACTGCTTTTGGTTTATTCGAAAACTCTGAGGAAATGGCTTTAAATTTAGGTTTCTCTGGATTCAGAAGAGGTTCTTACGACTTCTACAAAACTGACTGGAAATACTTAAATGATGCTTCTACTCGTGGTGGTTTAAATGGTATATCTTCTATTGAAGGAGTATTAGTACCTGCTGGAACATCTACAGTATATGATCAAATTTTAGGAACTAACATCAGAAGACCTTTCTTACATGTAAGATATAGAGCTTCTCAATCAGATGATAGAAGAATGAAATCTTGGTTAACTGGTTCTGCTGGTGGAGCTCAAACTTCAACTTTAGATGCTATGGAAGTAAACTTCTTGTCAGAGAGATGTTTAGTTACTCAAGCTGCTAACAACTTTGTATTATTCAAAGGAATCTAAGGATTCAAAATTAATGTAATTCTTACCCTCGTTATAACTACGGGGGTAATTATTACTTTTATAAAACTATTTAATTATATTATATTATGGCTACTAAAAAAGCACCAGCAAAAAAAGTTGAGGTTGCACCTCAAGTAATATCAGCACCTGTAAAGGTGTCAGAACCAGTGAAACCAAGCTGGGAAATAAAAGATAGAGTATACTATTTAAGAAACTCTAAAACACCTTTAACTCTAACAATACCAGGTAGACATACGAGAAAGCACGCTTTATTGTGGTTTGACGAAAAAACTGGAAAACAAAGAGAAATAAGATACGCTACTAATCAAGACTCTCCGTTAGTAGACGAACAGAAAGGAGAATGCACTCTAGGTCATATACAGTTTCAAAACGGTGATTTAAAAGTGCCAAAGCAATCACAAAACTTACAAAAGCTACTATCTTTGTACCATCCATTAAAAGGTAAACTATATGAAGAATACAGCGCTATAGAAGAAGCTGAAGATGAATTAGATATACTAGACATGCAGATAGACGCTTTAAACTTTGCGCGTGATATGGAAGTTGACCAAGCTGAAGCAATAATGAGAGTAGAACTAGGAAGCGCGGTTAGCACTATGAGTTCAAAAGAGCTTAGAAGAGATTTATTACTATTTGCTAGAAATAAGCCAGAGCTTTTTATAGACTTAGCTAATGATGACAATGTACAACTTAGAAACGTAGCTATTAGAGCTGCCGAGGCTAACATAATTATATTATCTCAAGATCAAAGAACATTCTCATGGGGATCAAATGGAAGAAAACTAATGACAGTTCCTTTCGATGAAAATCCTTATTCTGCAATGGCTGCTTATTTTAAAACCGATGAAGGTGTAGAAGTATTCAGATCTATAGATAAAAACTTGAATTAACATGTAATACTAATATCAGGCTCGTTCACTCGGGCCTGTATATTATAATAAAAAAAAATAAATGGCTATAAACGTAGACACAGTATATAAGACTGTTTTGTTTTTATTGAACAAAGAGCAGAGAGGCTATATGACACCGGAAGAATTTAACAACGTTGCTTCACAGGTGCAATTAGAAATATTTGATCAATACTTTGAAGACTTGAATCAACAACTAAGAGTTCCTCAAGCTGATGTAGACTACGCTGATAGAATAGCCGCTATAGATGAAAAAATATCTGTATTTAAAAGATTTCAAAATCCAACATATGTTGCTAATTACTTCGACTTATCAGTCATAACTGATCTATATAAAATAGGTACAGTTGTGTACAACACTAATATAGGTACTCCAATAGAACTAGAGAGACTACCTAGATCTAGTTTTTACAATATACAAAGATCACAACTAACAGCTTCTACAACTTCATTTCCAACGTATCTATATGAAAATAATAGATTATACGTTTCACCTGCTACTATAAATGTAGGATTTACTGCGGCTACGCCTGGAGACATAAGTGTTGATTATGTAAAAAAACCTAGTAATCCAAAATGGAATTATTCAATTGGAACTACTTTAGGTCAATATATATTCAGCTCTACCTCAGCCGTCGCACCTCTTGTCCCGTCTGTTGATTTTGAACTACAGTCGTCAGAGCAAACTACAGTAATACTTAAAATACTATTTTACGCTGGCTTGATAATAGAAGACCCTACGGTTATACAAGTAGCCGCTGGACAAGTTCAACAACAACAACAAAATTCAAAAAGCTAATAAATGGGACTTATAACCGAAACTAATCAACAGTACTATGCAGGTGTTCAGAAATTTCTAGCAGCAACGGCTCTAGCAGAACAAGTGTTTACAACTACTTTTGACACTAATTTAGTGTTTGGAAGTTTTAATCCATTGGCTATAAACTACGCTTTAAATAACTTTAAACTATATACAGCTGCTCCAGGTGTTTTAACTTACACTGAGTATACTGATGCTTTTACCGTAAATGGTGATGCTATAACTATAACAGCAGCAATACCTTTAAATACTAGTATTGTTGTTCAATTAAAAACATTAGACGGTGGTAGTTACGGAAACAGAGATGCCGTAGGTAACACTGTTGAAGAAAATTATGATGACTATTCATACATAAAATTAAACGAAGTTATAAACAATTTTATAATTGCATATGTAGGTGCTGGTAAAAATATACCTAGCTGCAAGCGAACTGATTTAATATTTCATTCTAAACGCGCAATGCAAGAGTTTAGTTATGATACACTTAATAGCATAAAGTCTCAAGAACTAAATATCCCTCCTAGTTTAAGCGTTATAATACCTCAAGACTACGTAAACTATGTCAAGATGTCATGGATAGATCAAATGGGTGTTAAAAGACCTATATATCCAGCTAATAACTTAACAATAAATCCTTACGAATTACCTATTCAAGATAATAGAGGAGTACCTACCCAAGATAACTTTGGTGAAAATTTAGAAGGTACTTCACTAACAGAGAGAAGATGGGCTAAAGCTGATGATAATTTACTAAACGGCCAAGCTAATAATCTACGTCAAATTGATTTTGACTATGATGGCTACGATTATACTAGAGGTATAGCTGAAGGTAGAATATATGGCTTAGATCCTCAGTACTCTCAAAGTAATGGTTGGTTTACTATAAACCATAGAGAAGGTAAAATGTCTTTTTCTAGTAATTTAGCAGGCGCTCTGATTGTTTTAGAGTACATTTCTGATGGTTTAGCTTACGACCTTGATACTAGAGTCCCTAAGATGGCGGAAGAAGCTATGTACGCTTATATGCATCACGCTGTGTTAGCTTCCAGATCTGGTCAACCTGAATATGTTATTAATAGATTAAAAAGAGAAGCAACAGCTAAACTTAGAAATGCAAAAATAAGATTATCTAATATAAAACTTGATGAAATAGTTCAAGTTATGAGAGGTAAATCTAAATGGATAAAATATTAAAATATGGCAGAAGTTAAAAATGCTTTTATAAGATCTAAAATGAATAAAGATCTTGACGCTAGGCTAATACCGTCTGGAGAATATAGAAATGCTATAAATACTCAAGTTAGTAGATCTGAAGGCGCTGATGTTGGCGCTTTAGAGAACGTTTTAGGTAATGTTTTGCTTAAGAATTTTGAATCAAGCATAAACAGTTTAACATCTATAGGTTATTTAACTGATGAATCTACTAGTAATATATACATATTTTTAACAGACAATACTCCAAACCTACCTCTACCTGGTCAATACAAGCCCACGGGCGCTGGATCAAATCATTTCATATACAAATACGACACAAACACAAACCAATCAACTAAATTAGTTGAAGGAGCTTTTTTAAATTTCTATACAGAAAACCCAATACATGGGGTTAACTTATTAGAGAATTTGTTGTTTTTTACAGATAATAGAAATCAACCTAGAAAAATAGATGTAACATTACCGTTAGGATATTATACAACAGAGGATAATCTATCTGTAGCAACTTATAATCCATATCAGTCTATGGAATTATATCAAAGAAAGAATGATAATATTTTTTATGAGCCTGCGAATTATGAAACTACTTTAAAAGACGTAGTAAGTTTAAAGTTGCCAGATGGAACAACTGATAATCCTTATTATAATGCGTCATACAGTGGTGATCCTAGGTTCTTAGAAGATAAATTTGTTAGATTTAGCTATAGATTTAAGTTTAATAGTGGCGAGTATTCTATAATAGCGCCTTTTACGCAATCATGTTTTATACCCAAGCAGGATGGTTATTTTTTAAATGAAGATGAAGATCAAGCATTAGAATCTACTATTGTTGATTTTATGGAAAATAAAGTTAATCAAATAGGTTTAATAATACCTCTTCCATCAAACGCCAATGCTCTTGCTGGAAGTTTTAAAGTGCAAGAAATAGACATATTATATAAAGAATCAGATGCTGTAGCAATAAAAGTTGTTGAAAGCATTCCAATAGCTAAGATAGCTCTTGGCGGTGCAAATGCTTTTTATAAATATGACTATCAATCACAAAAACCTTATAAAACACTACCTTCTAATGAGATAATAAGAGTCTATGACAAGGTGCCAGTAGTAGCATTAAGTCAAGAAATAATAAGCAACAGAATTGTTTATGGTAATTTCCAAGACAAACATACTCCGCCAGCTTTTTTAAACTATAACGTCGCAGCTACAGAGAAAAGTGATTTTGACCTAGAAAAAGCATCTGCTGTAGTTATATCAATAACTGGTAACACTACTGCGCTACGTGATTTTGCAAGCTCTTTTTCAACTATAATAGTTGGAAGTATTGTAACAGGTTTTAATAATCAGGCTACTCCTGGCCAAGTATTAGTTACCTCTATATCTGGTGGCAGTACTAATACACCGACTATAACTACTAATATAAATATAACTTCAGCAGTTGGTAGTACTTTATTTTTTAATCTACCTCCAGACACTTACAAAACTAGTATAGTAGAATATCCTAGTAGCTCTCTTAAAACAAATAGAAATTATCAAGTAGGTATAGTTTTATCTGATAAGTTTGGTAGACAATCTACTACTATACTTTCAAACTCAACTGAGACAGTAACAGTAGGTACTCAATCTTACGTTGGTTCTACACTTTTCTCACCTTATATAGCACTAGGCGCGGGAACAAACGAATGGGCTGGTAACTCTTTAAAATTATTTTTTAATGATCCAGTAGGGCCATCAGGAAGAGATCCATTAACATTACAGCCTGGTTTATATAATGGAGACGTTTTAAGTACAGGATACAATCCATTAGGTTGGTATTCTTACAAGGTAGTTGTTAAACAAACTCAACAAGAATATTATAATATATATTCAGCAGGAGCAATGAAAGGGCAGCCTTTTAATACCACTGTTGATCCAAATGCTTTACTACCTATACTTGAGCAGAATAAATCATTTATAACATTGATAAATGATAATATAAACAAAGTTCCTAGAGACCTATCAGAAGTCGGTCCACAAGATAAAACTTTTAGAAGTTCAGTTAGGCTTTTTGGTAGAGTTGAAAACAAGATAAATTTTAATGAACAGTATTATCCTTTAGTAACTTCATTTACAACAAGTTCTATAGAATCTATTTTTGACGCGTTTGATTTAGGCTCATTAGCCACAGATTCAAAACCAGTGACAAGCCCTCAAAGCCCATATTCAGTGTTTTATAACGTTCAGTCAAACCCTTTTTTAGCTGAAATAATAACAACTCAATTGACATCAAAACAATTTGGAGTTTTAAATAGCGTAGCTACAGGGACTAATGGAACCGCAGATGTACAAGCAGCGGTAGCTGACGCAAAAATAGTTACATGTGATACTCTTGTAGGCACCGTTAAGCCAGGTAGCGTTGTTACTTTTGCAAATATGCCTGTTTTTGATTCTGAATTAATTGTAACTGAGGTTTCAGTTCCTAATCCATCAGCTCCAACAAATATTATTATAACTCTTAATAGAAACGTTACTTTAGCAATCAATGTTGCTTTAACTTTTACTTTAACTTTATATAATGAAATTAAAGAATTAGCTATATTTGAAACAGAACCTGTTGAATCTTTATTAGATATATTTTGGGAAACAAGTACCTCTGGTTTAATATCTAATCTTAATAATGCTGTATTAAATACTAACGATTCTCCAGGAAATTTAGCTGGATGGAATGATTCAACTTTTACTGAAGCTATTGTATCAGGTGGAATAGCTATTAGTGATTTTAGAATAGTAGACAATTTAGGTGCTAATGTGCCAGTTTCTCAGATACAATCATTTGTTTTAGTATCTGCAACAGATGGAAATGGTGTAAATTATGCGCCTAATTCTCAAACACCTTATTTTACGTTTGAAGAAACCGCTGCTAATTCAGGTATTTACAGAATAAAAGTAACAACCGCATTTGTAGAGAATGTATATTATTCAACGCAAGCAAGTGTTTTTGCTGAATTTCAATTTAACTTTGTTTCAACATCGGTTGATGACGTAGTAACTGAATTCACTGAAACTGCTGTATTGGAAAACGTTTCACCTTCCATAGAGCAAGGAAACGCTCTTACACTTAACGCAGCGGTAAACACTACGCAAATTACCACGCTTAATGGCGTAAATGGAGCAAGCTATAGTTTAAACAAGGCTAAAGACCTAACATGGTCAATAACAGAAATAAAAGATATGTCTACCAACGCTATTAGACAAGGTCTTTTTTCAATTGATGTAACCGAATTAGCTGAGAAAAGTCAATGCATATTAAAGAACAATATAGGCATAAACATAGCTCCTAGCACATATAATGTAACTATAAAACTACAAGACGCGGGTGGAGCAAGCGTTGAAATTGTGGTGACAGTAGTTTATTTTGCTGAAGTAACAGCACCAGGTCAAGCTGGAGCTCCAATAGATGTTATAGAGATTTTTAGAGGCCCTAACGTTACTATTGATACAGCATACTTTTATTGTATACTAGAGGTTACTGGTACTGATCATCCTGGTAAATATTTATACTTTAATAGAGCTCAAGATAATCCAGGTGGGCAAGGCGCCGATACAACTGGCTTATCCGCTTTTGAGGCGTTAGTAGAAGAAGCTGGTGGTGGTAATATAATAATAGATCATACCGGATCTACTGTTCAACCAAATGGTACTTGTGTTACTCCTCGTGGAGCGTCTAAATGGTATTACACTGAGTCTGGAAGTAGAGCTGATTTAATTGGCAAGTTTGTTGAGTGTGAAATACTTAATACTCAAGTACGTGTATCTGTTGATGAGACTAATATTGAAAACATAGGTTACAGCTTTGCAGTAGTGTAATAAAAAATAAAAATAAGTGATAATTATATGGGAGCACTAATAGAAGTAAAATACTTTAATAACTTTTTACTAAGAAAGACAGAGCAAACAACCGGCGCAGTTGCTATTTGGAACGGCTCTAGAGGTATACCACTAGCTATAGGAGGATATCCACGAGTAGCAGACAGCGCTATAACTTCTAGTAAATCTTGGGTTATAGAAGAAGCAAGAATACGAGGTGGTTATAATAATACTAATGTTGATTACGGAGTAAAAGCTTATCTAGTTGAAGACGAACCTAATG